TCCTAATAGCTAACAGAGTGGCAGTATTTACTCTGGCCAGTTCCCCAGAACTTAGGGCAAGTATATGAATAGAATCTCCGTTGTCTAGTATGATAACATTTAACTTATCATTAATAACTTCGAAAGTAAGTTGGAATCTACCATCAGACAGTTCCGATAAGTATACATTAGCAATCTCTTCTAAGTCTTTTACTAGATTCTCGATTTTATAGGCTACTAAACCATTGGTACTGAAAGCTTTCTTTAGTACTTCTAAATTTGCAGCATCGTTAGTTAGTATTTTAAGCTCTGCTTCTTTAACTAATAAGTTAGACTTGAACTCTTTGACTTGACCAAGCAAGTAGTCTAGCTCTGTATTATACTTCGTAGCCGCTGTATTATCTGTAGTAACTTTAGTAATTTGACTCTTTACTTCTTTAATATGGGCTTGTAAGTCAGCTATCTGACTTTGTAAGTCTTTTTCACTTTCTAAAGTGCTAGGAATATCCTCGTCTATTAAAGTAGACAACCTTTCAAAGTCAGAAACTATCTCTTGGTGTTCATAGTACTTTTGACTGCTTGTTCTAAGAGTGGATAGTTGTACCTGTAAAGCGTTGATCTCAGTTAACGTGCTCGAAATAGATGAGTTCGCGTCAGCTATTAAAGAGTCTGTAAAATCTTCGTCTACTCCCTGCAAGCAGGTAGGACACTGAGCCTTTCCTGAAAGTGCCTCAATTTTCTTGATAACAGCTTTTGCGGCCTTACGTTCTGCAGTAAGAGCCCCAATTTGTGCATTAGCCTCTTCTGATCCTTCAGGTTTTGCTAATACCTTGGTTAACTCCGAAGGGTCAATCTCTTTGAGTAACGCCTTATACTGCTGATTTTGAGCTATACCCTTATTAGTCTTAATAATATTAGACATTCGTAGTTGTAATTTAGCAACTCCCTCTATCTCTTCGGTGGGCAGGTCAGGTAAGTCAGTTAGAACAAGCCTCTTAGTAGACAGGACTTTGTGTCCTTTTAGCCATTGTTCTATATTAGATATTTCTCCCTTAATACCAGTTAAGGAGTCTTGCACACTTCGATGTGTATCTTTAAATATAGAGAATAGCTCTATATATCTTTCTAAGTTTAGCAGTTCTATTAAAAACTTTTTCCTATTAGTATCAGTTGCAGTCAAGAACTGTAAAGAACTTGTAGTGCTTTGGTAAACTAACTGCGAGAAAGTTTTAAAATCAACGCCTAAGATGCTCTCTAGAGTCTTAAAAGTACTAGTCGCTGTATGGGATGAGATATCCTCTTCGTTAGCTAGTAGTTTAATTTTTAAACTAGATGCCCGAACTACATCGATTGTGTACGCTACTCCGTCAGTAGTAAAGTCTAATGCAATACTATAACTACTAGCGTTGTTATGTCTGTTTAGTATAGCAGCCTTCTTAATGCCTTTAGAGTTTTTATTAAATAAGGCTTCCTCGATTAAAATAGGTATAGAACTTTTGCCTGCCCCATTTGTACCAATTAGTTGTGTAAGTACGTCCTTTTCTAAGTTTAGAACGTTATCTTCTCCGTAACTAAAACAGTTACTCCATCTTAACTCTTTAAGTATAATCATTAAATACTCCTAAAACTTCCTTGGTTTTCTTATCATTCAGCCCCAGTATGTAGCTTAGGTACTCAGAAAGTTCCTCTTCCATAGTCATGTCATTATTAAGTATCAAAGAAGCTTCGGACCTTCTTTTAACTAACTTCTTATCTAATAGTTCTGTATCCCCGTCTACCTTAGCTAGCTCTGTTAAGTCTCCTTCTAGCTCGTAGATAGTATGATGATAGTTGGTTTTTTTCATCTGGTCCACCGAAGCTACCGTCTGTCTAATTAGCTGAGGTAGCTTCAGTTTCATGAACGAGTAATTCTGCGTCTTATTATTAAGTAAAAGTACTCCCGTATCCACAGGGTTTCTATGGAAAGAGGTAGTAACAGGACTTCCCGGGTATACTATATTTTTCTGAGAGTTTTCGTGGGAATGTAAGTCCCCTGCTACTACGAGGTCCCATCTGCTAAGAGTATCTAAATCAATCTCGGGGGATACATGAGGAGGTATTTCACCTCTAACATGTGTAAATAGTATATCCCCAGAGAAGTCTTTAGGATCAAATTCCTTCAATTTAGTATAAGGAATAAAATCCATATTATCAAGGGTGTAGTAATCATCTATGATAGTAACTTTATCATTAACTGCAGTGGTTACTTCTTTTAAATTACTAAAGAAAGACGTATTTTTTCTTAAGGCTTCATGGTTTCCAGGGTATATAATAGTGTCTATCCTTACTCCTTTAATAAATTGAAAGTATAAACTTAACTCTTCTAAATTAGGTAGTCTATCGAATAGATCACCACCTATAATGTGTAGGTCCACATTCTTTTCTAGCTTGTATATCTCTTCAAACAATAAGCTGTACCTATTGGTAGCCCATTCTTTGGGAACATTTTTCTGTCCTAACTTTATATGCCAGTCGGCTGAAAATAGTATTTTCATTTAGTTGTATCTCCATACAAAAAGAGCTCACAAAGTTTCCTTGTGAGCTCTGTTTGATCTTTACTTTATAGTAATTCTTGAATTTCTTCAGCTACTTCTGTAGGTACTTCGGAAGTACCCCCACCTTCTAGGATGTTCTGTTCAATGAAAACTTTCTGCTCATCTGCAGTAGGTCTACGAACTATCTCATCAACGGGTTTTAGCTGTTTAGTAGCTTCTAACTCCTCAGCGCTTAAAGGACGTGGCTTACATTTAAGAACTTGTAACTGGTACTCAACATTAAAAGGTAGAGGGCCTGTTTTAACTTTCTTAAATCTTATATCCCAACCAGACTCAGGGTCTGTAGGGTCTCCAAGATCCTCAGAGGCGGTAAGGATCTGCTCAAATAACTTCTTCTTTAGGTTCAAAACCTTCAGTTTGCCTTCGTCTACTACTTGTGCTGCATACGCCCAAGAGCATTTTAGATCAGGGAAGTAGTGCTGAACCCAGTCCTTTTCGAGATTCGCAAAACGCTCTTGCTCTCTATCAAAGGCTAAGCACTCCATAGGGACGCGCTTGTTATCTGTTGTAGTAGTCCAGTAGACGTAACGAGGTAGAATGTCCCCTACTAGTCTAACAGTGTTGTCTCCGTCTTTATAAGTGTATGCTTCCGCAGAAGACTTCTTAGCTTTGCCAGTTACATTTTTGAATTTAATTGCCATTTTTTATTTCCTCTAATTTGAAGTGTATTTTGTTATCCCTTATAGTTAATAAGGGGTTAGTTTTTATGTTTGCTATCTTCATTTTATTTTGGTAAAGAAGTAGGGTGGACTCATTAGTCATTTTATAGTCATTATATCGACGATAACTTGCTAGCCCTACGTACTCTGCCATATGTTTAAAAGATACTGTGTTCTCATTCTTTAGTAGAAGTCTTGGATTTAAGAGATAACTATCACCGTTTAAATTACTTTTATAAAAGATGCTCTTCTGTGGATTCCTAGAAGGGCAGGATAAACGATATGTTAACCTTGCTACCATTAATATAATATTTTTCGGGTCCCCATTAGCTAAATACGCCATGCGTTCCCAGTTATAAAAAATCAATTGAATTTCTCCCAAAATTTGATTATATATTATACCAAAAAATAACATAATTGTCAAGTAAAATTTTTAATGTTGTACCCTTCTTGTAGGTACACTCCCATCCGTGCTCTCGCTTGTCTACTTGCCGTGTTACCTTTTAGCTTGATATCTAGTACAACGGGGGTAAGCTTACCCTCTTTCTTTCTTATTATTCTACCTATTAACTGAATAAGAAGTGGTTCATTATTGATAGGAGTGCCGAGAATAAGAGCAGATAACTCATTAAGAGAAACGCCTTCGCTAAAGATGCTCTGAGTACCATAGAGGACATCCGCCTCCCCACTTTTAATTTTATCAAGTTCAACCCCTCTAAGCTCATGTCCCATCTCTCCTGTTATACATATTGCTCTATCTCCTGTTAATTGCGCACAGTTTTTTAATAACTGAACTCTATCACTTACTACCAGCACTTTATGACCCTTAGCCGCATATACAGAAGCTAATTGAGCTACTAGATGCTGGTATTCGGGGTTATAAGCTAACCCGTTTACTCTAGTAGCCCAGGGAATTCTTGCTCCATCAGGGAATCTAATAGATGTAGAGATAGAAACGATCTCTGGTACCATGTAGTTTTCCTTTGGAGGTACATGTATATCAAAACCAAAATAGTCATTAAAAACTACGTGCTTACCATCCTTTCTTTTTAAAGTACCTGATAAGCCTATTTTATACCTTGCAGGTAGTTTATCTACTACTTTAGAAAAGGTAGGAGAGGACACATGATGCATTTCATCTAGTACTACGGTACCAAACAGGTTCCTAACTTCAGGTATTTTTTTATTTAGAGTCTGCACATTCCCTACGATAATAGGAGGGCCTAGTTCCATTTTGCCACTTCCTATAATCCCCGGGGTGAACCCCATAGTGTACTCAATTTCCTCTACCCATTGAGCCCTAAGAGCTAGAGTGTGGGTTACAATTAAGGTTTTCTGACCTAGTTTAGCTACTATAGCTAGTGCAGTAAATGTTTTTCCCCAGCTGGGAGGAGCATTAATAATAGTACTACCATTAACCTTGTCGTATACCTCTTGCTGGCTGGGGCGTAATTCAAACTGGAACTCTGGGATATTGACCGGCACAAGCAAAGTTTTATCAATTATTTCGTAGTCGTCAGGTACTAAATCTCTTCTACCTGAAGGGATAGTTACGAAATCTTTAGATATCCTACCTATGTTTTTAATTATAAGAGGAGGTAAGTCGGGGTTATAAGATGGGATCGCGTAAGTAAGTTCTTTATTTAAAACATCTTGTAGAGCCTCATCTGCTTTTAAGTAAATTCTATCAGATATTACTGCTTTATTCATACCATTCTCCTAGTACTCTTCTTTTTTTCTAAGCATATTTCATAGATGTACCAAGATTTACTTATTTTAAGTAGCCCAACCCATTTAGCTTCAGGGGTTAACTTAAAAGGTACTTCAAACCAGTTATTGACTCCCTTTACAGAGAATACAGTCCCTACCCTCTCCTCTAGTTTTCTCTCTAATATTTGCTTATAGACAAGAGGAACATATTTAGTCTTTTTATATTTAAAGTACCTGCCAGTAGTATCTAAGTAATATTTAGTAGTATAGGCATACTTTATCAAGTTCATAAAGTTATCTAGTTTTTTCGGTAAGGGCTGTACTAACTCTAGAATCTTTCTCTTGAAGTCTCTTTTATTTAGGTAGCTAAACTCCTCTCTTAGGTTAGAGAGCATCTGTATCCTCCGAAGCCCTAGGGAGTCTCCTTTTAAATTTCTATCGTCTAAAATTCTATACCCATATTCAGTTTTCGCAAATAGTACTCCTTCCTCCTCATAGAACCCCTCTAAGCCCTTTGCTACAGGGAAAAGGGGAAACTTTATATCAGACCAAGTCCATATATTGTTTTTTAAACTTTCCAAAACTGTAGTCCTCTCCAATATCTAAATCTACTCCAATGGGTCTTCCAGGGATAGAACAACCTCTGTCTTTTTGAGTAAGCTCTGCCATCTTATCCCCTACCAAGTCCACTATATCGTCCTTAACTTCTAGAACTAATGAATCGTGTACTAATGCAATAATCTTAGCGTCTAGTTTATTCTCTTTAAGCCAAGTATTTAGCTCGATCCCTGCATAAAGGTTAACATCAGAAGCAACCGACTGAATTAAAAAGTTAATACCACTCCGTACTTCATGTGACGCTACCCCCTGGTCACTACTAAAGACATTAGGTAGTCTACGTTTTCTACCAAAGATACTATAAGTATGCCCTAGAGACTCTATATCTTCTTTAGCCATCCCTAGCCATATCTTTAATTGGGGGAAGGTGGCAAAATATTTACTAATCGTATCCTTCGCTTGCTGCACAGAGAAGTGCTTGCCACTCTCCTTACTAACTGTCTCCGAAACCTTAGCTGGCCCCGAACCGTACATAATCCCAAATGTAATGGCTTTTGCAGCTTGCCTAGCTGTCGGGTTCTTTTCTTTAACCTCAGAAGCAGGTTCTTTTAACTGAAAGACCATTTTAGCGATAGTAGAGTGTAAGTCTCCTCCACTTTTAAATACGTTCTGTAGGTTCTTATCCCCGCTAAGGATTGCTGCTACATAGACTTCTGCAGTCGCCAAATCTTGTTGTAAAATCTTATAGCCAGGTCTAGCTTTAATACAACCCTTTACTGCAGCGTTATCACGAGGAAGCTGTTGCATATTAATCTTACCACTACTAGATAGCCTGCCTGAGGTAGTAGAAGTTAAGTTGAAGCCCGTCCTAATTCTAGAGTCTTTATCTAAGGCAGGGATAATCTTATCTAAGTACGTATTTTTAATTTTAGACTTCTGCCTGATGTCAAGAATAACTCCAGGTAGGGGGTGCTCCTCTGAAAGGATCTTCAAAACTTCTGCATCTGTAGAAGCTGCCCCAGTTCCAGTAAGCTTACCTGTGGGGGTAAGTCCTAAGTAGTCAAACAGCAGAATCCTCAGCTGTTGTACACTATTAGGATTAAATACTTTTCCTAAGTCTGCTTCAAATTTATGAACATCCTCGTACTCATATAATAGCGCTTTAGCTTCGGATACATCTGCTTCCATTAACTCTTGGACTTTTAGCAGCCTACCTTTATCAAAAGGCACTCCGTTTTCTTCTACATCACGTAAGAACAGCATACCTGGAACCATTAGTTCTTTATAAACTTTAGTTAGTAAAGTATTGGCCAGTAATTTTCTGCTAAATAACTGGTATAACTCATAAGTTACGGCTGTATCTATAGCTGCGTACTCTGCAATAGTATCGAAAGGAATTAAGTCATAAGTAAAATCCCCTTTTAGTATGCCGTGTTGCTTACAATAATTTGTTCTAAAAGAATCGAGTTCTTTATCGTAATCGCCATAACTTGTGTATTTCATTGCCAAAGATTTTAACCCGTGAGTCCCTTGAGTCTCATCTAGCAAATAGTGCATGAGCATTGTGTCCGATACCTTAGGGAACTTAAACCCAAAGTGGTACTCTAGCATTTTTAAGTCAAACTTTGCATTGTGAAATACTACTAATCTAGTGTTGAATAGTTCTTGTAATAATTGTTCTGTTTTTTCACTTATACAGTCTGTAGAAATATAGACACCCTGCTCTAAGGTATGAGTAATACTGATGCCTAAAATGTAACCGTCTCGTGGGTATAGGGCTGTAGTTTCAGTATCGCACGCAATATACTTTACGGAAGGGTCTAACAGTACAGAAGTTAAATACTCGTTAGCTACCTCT